GGCATTTTCAAATAAATACGAGTTCACTCTTTGATCATATTGAGACCAATCTCCTGAAAAAATGTATTTTCTTTCTTTCATATGATATCGTAAATAATTCCACGATAATCCTGCTCTTCTTAATCCCAGCATTATAGGTGTATTTCCGAATAAACATTCTTTATTATAAAATTTGATTCTACTCATAATTGGATACCAAACAGGATGATTTATCCATTGTTCGATACCATCTGGTAAAGATATTACTCGACCAATTGGTTCATTATGTCTAGCTTTGTCAACGGCCTTTTCCCACTTTACTATTTTTGGACGCGACGCCATCGTCCAATTAATTTTAGGTTGAAATCCACATTCCTGGGAAGTCCAATTATTATATATTATCTCGTAAGCTCCAATCATCAGTGGGACACATTCGGACTTCTTTTGGAATCCAAGATTATTAAGAATATATCCTGGATTTGCATCCATATTAATTTCAATTGTTTTCATGACTTCACTAAGAGATTGGATTTTAATTTTTTTTAACTCTCCTGGATAGATTTTTTTAGCTAGTGTTTCATAATCTAATTTAAACATTCCATTTATGGCTAGATCTCTTGTTTCGTTATCATTTGTATTATAACTTGCTAAATAACGTATTTTATCAAGTTTTGATCCCCCACATCTTATGTATTTCATTGCTTCTTCTAATTTCTTTATATTACCACCTCCTATCGCTGTCATATTTTCTATAAAAAATTTATTCAATTGATAATTTTTTTTAGAATTTTTAATTGTAATAGAGTCTATGTTACGGTTTTGTACATCATCAACAAAGAAAATACTACTGCACCTTTTATTCATTTGGGTTAAAAGTGGTTTTAATTCAAAACTACGCACATTCATTGAGTGTTCAAGTTCTTTTTTATAATTTAATTTAAATAAATCATAACCAACATATTGAGAATTCTTAGATAAATAGGATAAGGCTATATTAAGTTCTTCAGAAATATCGCCACCCATACGATATTTCGAAATTAAAGGGCGTAAATCGCCATTACATGTTGTTAATTCTGTTAATAATGTCTTCAAGGCTTTCTGAATCGAGAAAGGAAAGGTTATGATCATTGATCATTTGTTGAATTTCTTCTTCTAATGCTTTCGAATCAGAAGGTTCAATTCCACTTAAATGAACTTTAGTGCAGTATTGAACATAGGGATCATCTTCTTTGGTTAAAATCCATTTAGTCATATTTTCTTCGACATATTGATTTTTATACATCTCATAATCATCAAGATATTCGGATTTCCTAATGTTTTCATCTAATTTAGACCATTCTGTTTCAGCTTTCTTTTTAGCTTGATTTCTTTGGGAATCCATTAATTCATAAAATTCAATACTTACTTTATTTTGATTGTAACATTTATTTTCGAGAGCCTCTAATTTTTTTAAATTTTCTTTATACTCATTAACAATCTGTTCCCTCAATTCTTGAATTTGTCTTCTCTCATTTTTATACTTGGCTTTACCCTTATTTACAGCTTCTATAATCACTCTTGCATGATTGATGCTTTTGAAATTTTCCGCATCTCTTTTCTGTTTTTCAATTCTTGTCACTTCAGAATTAAGCTCTGCTCTAATATTTCGGTCATTAATGACGTTAAAGATTCTCCAAGCAAATAAAATATCATTTTCCTGACATTCAACTTTCTGTTTTTCACTATAATTTATTAAAACCTGTCTATAAATCTCATCTTCATTAAATCTATTTATCAGGTCTTGCATTTCAGTTTCAACCTTAGTTAAGGAAGTTTTACTAATGTAAGGATTAATTAATTTACACCATTTAGACTTATCTTTAATCAAGTCCATAATATCTAGTGATTTAATTTTACTTGACATTTTATTTGATGTATTAATATTTTT